CTCGGCTTCAAGTTCTGCAATGCGCTGGCGCTGGCGTTCTGCGGCCGCTGCCTGGCTCTGCATATAGCGGATCTGGCGGCAGTTGTTCATAGCCGCCTGCTGGCGCTCGTTCACTTCACGAAGGGCCGCGCTCTGCTTCTGCTCGGCCGCCTCGATCCGGCCGGAAATGGTCTGGATGGTCTTTGCAATGACCTGGCCGTGCTCGGTTTCGGAAAAGTCCGGGCGGGGCGGCTCTGCCTTGATGGCCTCTTTGCGGGAAGTGTAAATTTCATCGGCGCGGGCCGTGGCAGCTTCCGCCTTTTCATCGAGGGCCGTAATATCCTGTTCAAGCTGGGCAATGGTTTCCTTGCTAGCCTCTTTCTTGCCCTTGGCGTTGATGGCTTCCAGTTTGGCGGACCGGCGCTGGAGGAAGTCTGCGCGGAGCTCTTCCACCTTTTCCTCCGGCAAGGCCTGGCCGCAGGTCGGGCAGATCTCGCGGTGCTCGTCCCAGGTTTCGGCCGCTGCCTCTTTGTACTCGGCCAGGATTTCGGCCCGGCGGGCCTTCATGTGTTCCAGGTCTGCTTTCTTCCGCCGGGCGTCTGCGGTGGCGTTGGCGGCTTCCGTCTTGGCCTCCAAAAGCTCGGTTTCTGCCTTTTCCTGGGCCTTGCGGTGCTCGGCCCGGGCCTCGCTGCCTTCCTCAATGTACGCGGCTTTTGCTGCCGCATAGTCCGCCTTGGCGTTTGCCAGGAAGCTGCGGAGCTCGGAAGTGTCACCTGCCAGAATCGCCCGTTTCTCCTCCGCAATCTTGGCTTCCTCTGCCTCTGCTGCGGCCAGCTTGTCCGCCAGGTCTTCGGCCGCCGGGAGGTCCTTGTCAATGGCGCGGGTTGCCTCGTCAATGCGGTTCGGGATGGCTTCGATTTTCTTGTTCAGGTCCGTTTTCTTGGCGGCCGCAATTTTGCGGTACTCGGCCCCCTTATAAAGTTTGGTCGCGCTGCCGGGCATTTTAAGGAACTCGGGCAGCTCTTTGAGCTCCGGGGCGCTGTCGATCACGTCGGCGTCGGAAACGTCGCCGCAAATGTCCAGAAGTATTTCCCGGCGCTTCTGCCAGTCCATAACGGAGGGGAAGTAGTCGGGCATGGTCAGCAGCTTCATGGTCTCCTCGCCGCCGCAATACTCCTGGACGGCCGCCGTGTACTCTTTTTCTTTGCAGGGAACGCCGTTGATCTGGTAGTCAATGGTATTCCCGGAATACTCCTCGGCCGCGCTGCCGCGCTTGCGCTTCCAAACCTCGTGGAAGGTCTTTTTCAGGATCACGGTCTGGCCGTCGTCCAGTCGGAAGGTGCCGGTTGCGCTGTGTTCCAGGTTGTGCAAGTCGCCGTTGGGGCCCTTCGTCTTGGGGTCCCAGTTCTTTGCCCATGTGCTCGGCTTGCCGAAAAGCAGCCAAGTGATGGCGTTGAAGATTGTGGTCTTGCCGCTGGCGTTCCGGCCGTAAATGCTGGCGCTGTGGCCGTCCAGCTGGATTTCTTCATGCTTCAAGCCCTGGAAGTTTTCAAGGCTCAACGTCAAAAGCTCCATTGTGTGTCCTCCTTGATTTTGCGTAAAAAACGTGATAAACTGTTGGTGTGTGTTCTGGGGTCGTCAATTTTTGGCGGCCCTTCTCTTTATTGTCCATTATTGTCCAGGCTGAAAACGCGGCCTCGCGGATGTACTCCGCGGCAATCTGCGCCATATAGCCGGGCTGCTCTCTGCATCCGTCATACCCGCAGAACTCTGCGATATGGCGGATTTTTCTTTTGGCCTTCTCCCAGGCTTCCGACCACGCGGAATCGCTCACAGGGTGGCCGAGAATCGCGCTGGTGCGCTTCCGGGTTTCTTCCTCACTCATAAGCCGCACCGCTCCATGAAATAGCTACGGGGAACGCGGCCGCGGGGCACTTCGTAACCCTTGGCGCGGAGCTCATTGTTAAACTTCTGGATGGTGTGGTAAGCGGTGGACTTGGAAACGCTCAAAATCTCCATCGCTTCGTCAACGCGCACCATTTTGGAAGGCTCCCGGGTGGTTTTCTTACTTCTTGCCATTGCAGGCCTCTCCTTTCAGGTTCTTTTTGATCCAAAGCTGCATTGCCTCTGCTGCCGTCGCTACGTTCTTCATGTACGCCAGGATCTCGCCCATCTGCACATCCTCGCCGGGGTCCACGCGGCCGTCCTGGGCAATGGAAATAATAGCGGCGCTGATTTTGTCGGTGCCCTGCAAGGCGGCAAGTGCCTGCATCATAACGCGGTCGAACTCCTGCACGGCGCAGGGCTTCACGTTCTGGCGGCCAATCGGGCAGCACATCGAGCAATAGTAGTTCAAGAGCTGCGGAGCGTCGTAAGTGTCAGCCAGCAGCAGCACTTCTTCCGGCGTCGGGTTTGCGCTGCCCAGCTCCACGCGGGCCATGCGGGAGCGGTCAATGCCTGTTTCGTCTGCCGCGCCCTCGCGGCTTGCAAGCCGGTCATTGACCTTTGAGGCCTCCATTCGTGCCAAATAGAAAGGGCTGTCGGCCGCTTTCGTGGCAAATTTACTCATTTATTCAAACCTCTTTTCATGGTAAAATTTAGGTAGACGGCCACGGCCAATTTGCCGGGGCAAATATCCGGCCTTCCTGCCGGGCCAGCGCCCGGAGATCCTTTCTGGCCCGGTTTATGCTCACGGTGTTGTCCCAGGCGTAATAGTTGCCGTCTGGGGCCAAAATATGCCGCTTGCACTTGCCGTTGCACCGGTCAATTATGGCCTGGTAGCTGAAATAGTTCTGTTTGGCAGCCTGGCGGGCGCTGGAATAACATTCCAGAAGTTCACCGGCGGCGCTGAATTTCAGCACTGGCCGCCGAGAGCTGTCCGCTCCGGTCATGCGGCCTAATTCCTGCCGGGTGCAGAAAGCCAGGTTCCAAATGGAATTGTCTGCCGGGTTGCCGTTTTTGTGAAAAATCACTTTTCCGGCTGGGACTGGCCCCAGGAATGTTTCTGCCACGATCTTTGCGGCGGAAAATTCCCTCATGTTCCCTTCCAGGTCCGTGAGGTGGACGTAACGTTTCGCACTCTGTAACTTGGCCTTTCCTCTCGGTTTGCGCTTATACTGAGTTAGAATCGTGCGGCCGCCGTTCTTGCGCTTCTGGCCGTGCCAGAAGGTGTTTGCAATGTGGCCCATGTCGCTTGCCTGGTACTTGCCACCATAGCCGGGCACGTCCCGCCAGGTTTCACTTACGGCCACTGGTCTTCCTCCTTCCAGCGGTCTTCTTCCGGGTGGTTCCGCCGGTCCTTGCAGTCTGCGTACCGGGCGGCGGAAACCATGCCCAGCACGAAGAAACCGCCACAGGCGCCAGCTACCAGGCCGCCAGCAAACAAAAGAATCACTGCCTTTCGCCTCCTTTGGCTTTCTCTGTTTCCTCTGCCCGGCGGTCCCGCTCGTCTTGGATGTCCTGGGCAATGTGCCGGGAAAACGTCTTCCCGAAGGCCTCCGCCACTTCCTTCGGGTCCGCGTCGTCCTTGGTAACGGAGGCGATCAGCGCAGAAGTTGCCCTGATCAGAAAGAAAATCGCTTCGTGCGAACTGTCCGCAAGTTCGTTAGTCATTTCAAAAGAAAGAGTGTCGCCCTTCTCTGTGATTCGGATGCTGTCAAATTCATTCATGCGTATTCCTCCGGGGCCCCTCTGGACCTCCAAACGCCATAGGTCAAAGGCTCCGTCCGCTTGTGGATGTGTCCCAGCGCCAGATAGGCAAGGCCGCTGGCGGCGATCTCCTCTTTGCGGATGGGATTGTACCGGGCCTCCGAGGGGTCGATCTCCCCGTGGAGCAGGCCGATATGGAGCTTCCCGTCGGCGGGGGCGGTGAAGCCAGTGAGGAAGCCGTCGGCTTGTTCCCCGTGGGTAAAGGCCGCACCGTGGAGCGCCAGATTTTTTTCCGGCCATTCCATCGTTTCCAACCGGGGCTGGGTGAAAATGTGTACATTTTCTGGCCACTTTACCGTCAGGTAGGGGCTGCCGGGGCCGTACCAATCATGGTTGCCGGGGGCGATGTAGACCTGTGCCTCCATCTGCCCCAGAGCAGCGGAGAGTTCCTCTGCCGTGTCCCGGTAGGAGGCGGCGCTGTCAAAGAGGTCCCCCGCCAGCAGCACCAGATCAATGTTATTCTGGTTGACGTAGTTAGCCAGCCGCACCGGCAGCTCCCGGCTCTCCCGGCCGCCGGCGGCCCCCCGCCCGGGGGGGGGCGGCGCGGGAGGCGCG